TTTTATCTCGGTACCCCACGGGCAGAATCCAATCCGTTTATTTGATAATGTTTTTACTGTAGGGGTATCAAATACAGTTATATTGGGCCTATTGTTTAGTATTGATAGAGAATGGACAGTAGAGTTGTCTTTATAATATGCGTCGTGATTCCCGGGAATCATTAATATTTCAAAATCATTAAACAAGTCTAATAATGTATTAGCAAAAAATAATGTTTTTACATTTATTTCGTCTCTATAATGAAATAAATCCCCGCCAAATATTATTTTTTTAATGTTTTTACTTTTAAGTTCGGCTGTATACCATTTCGCCCATTTATAGGTTACATCATGCCATTTTTCGCTGTTTTGATGTTGACCTAAATGTAGATCGGTAAAAAAACCAACTTTATGTTCTGTATCCTCGGTCATTTACGTATACAACTCTTTATCATAATCTTTTTGAGGTGCAGCATTACTTGATGTCTCGGTTATGTCTAGATCGCTATACAATTGCTCTTGATATGCAGCAATAGTCTCTCTATACTTTTTCTCTTTCTTAATTCTATTAATAAATGCATGATAAGCAATTGTAGTAAAATATGAAAACGGATTAGACGTAGATTCTAAATTAAATTTTTTATTTTTTACAGCTGCAATCATCTTAACTACCGCGTCGCCTATCATTTCATCCTTATAGCTATAATTAATAAAATTTGGAGAATAACTTAAACCGACAGCAATTTTACTAGTATCAGACGCGAGCTCTTCTACTAAGTCATCTGTTTCGTAATATTCTTTTAATAGCTGTAAAAACCGTTTCGGACTAACGTAATACGTTTTTTTATTCTTTTTCTTTTTCTTTTTAACTGTTTTAACTTTTGGTTTCATTAAATTGAGTAAATGTGTATTTTATTTGCTCTGTGTCATATAGAGCTAATCTTTGTTCAACATGCCGTTGTCCATAACGTAGATTATCAGCAATATCAAAGATTATAAGCTCTTCTTTATCAATATGCAAGCGCAGCCCTCTTCCTATACTTTGAACTATTTTAATTTTTGCCTTTCCTCCACCTCCGAATACAATATAATGTAAATTTTTAATGTTAATCCCGGTAGAGAATATTTTTGATATAGCTATTACAATTACATTTTTCTGAGCTTCCATGTAGTTTTGTATATCTTTACGTTGCTCTACGTCTACACTACCTTGTATAAAGTATACATCTTTGTTATTACAGGTAGCTTGTAAGGCTTCTAGTAGTAGTTCACCATGTTCGATGTAGTCAACTAATATTAACCCGTTATTGTCGAGCTTGTTGCATAAGTTAGCAATTAAATTATTTCTATAATCACTACTACGTATAAATTCATTTTCTTGTAAATAGTATGCATTACTATTGGTACCATGATATATTTCTGTAGATGGTGTATCGTAACTTAGCTCTAAGACATGAACTTTAGATTTTGCGACATAGTTATCATCTCTTAATTCATGTGCCATTTTTTCATATAATTGAGGACCTATTTTACCAAAAATATTCCATTTATCTAAATTATCTGGAGGTAATGTTCCGGTGAACCCAAATCGATTAGAAGTTTTTACAGTCCGAAAAAGTTTATTTACTTTATTACCTCTTCTTACTTTATGAACTTCATCTACTATTAATACATCAATATGCTCAATCCAAGATATATCTTGCTTAGAACTCTGTAATATACCTAAATTTGATACTATAACGTTTGTAGATAGGTCTAATTTATCTTTACCTGTCCATTTAGATGTAGTAAACGATGTATTATATTCTTTAAAATCATTTTTTGTTTGGTTTACTAACCCTAAATCAGGCACTATAATTAAACATCTAAAATTTTTACTATAATTTTTATAGTAAAACTCTAACAAACTTGCCATCGTTAAAGTCTTACCTCCTGCGGTAGCTAGAATAACTGTACCCCTCCCGTGACTAATGCATGTATCAACTATATCTTGTTGATATTTTCTTAATTCTAAATTTAAATTATATGGAGTAACCTGATTCTTAGTTAATGAAGGATATAATATATCTTTAATTTTATTTTCTAATTTAAATAATATTTCTTTTGTTTCACAAAATTGTATTACCTCCTCTAATAAACCTATTTCAATTTTTCCTTGATTATTAATTACATATGTACGAGGTGGTACAAATCTTCCAAATCGCCGTTGAAAGTGAACAGCTTCGTTTTTTACGCTAAAATGTTCTCGTATAATATTAAGCTCAGGACCGTCTAATATTGCGTGAGTTGTTGAATTGTATTCAATACTAATCATTGAGTTTCAAGCTTCATAAGTTCTACTAGATTTTTAATATCATTAGTAGCGAAGCTTATGTTTTTATATATATTTTCTAGATAATCAATAATAAGTTGTTCATTTTTAATTTTTAAATCTAAAACTTTAATTTCTTTTTTATTTCGAACCGCTCTCTCTGCAATAGTTCTACTAACTCTCACAGGTTCTGTGTTTTGAAATTCAGTAATTCTATCTTCAAGTGCAGATTCTCTTTTAAACTTAAAGTTACTTAGATTTATTTTATGATTTATAAGTCTAGCTGACCACTTATGCTTATTATTTACTAGTCTTTCTTGAGTATTAATAACTTCCAGTCGATCTAAATCTGTATCTAGATTAGCCTCCTCGAGGTACTGGTCGATAATATCACTAACGTCCATGTACTTATTATAGTACATTTTTGCATAAATCAACTAAATACTTAAAATGAGATTATTTGATGAAGCAATAGCTCAATATTTAGCAGATAATACAATGGCTTCAGTTGGTATGGCTATGGACGGTGGTCAAGGAGGTGGTGAGTTTAAAGATGGTGATACATATGCTCCTGAAGACTGCAGGTTACCTAAAGTGCTAGGACCTACTATAACACGTAAAGGTAAAGTTAAGAAGAAAAAAAAGAGTAAAAAAAAACTAAACGAAAGTAAGTCAATATATGATTATCTCTTATTTCCACCAGAAGGAGAAGATCAAGAAAGTATAGTTGCTAATATTGCAAAATTACAAAATAATCCCAACGAAGCTTATAGGGGTATATCTTCTGCAGAATATAAAAATTTAATTAAAAATGGTTTTGTAGTATCTCGAGGGGTTGGTAATACACGCAAAGGTATAACTGGTTCATACGTTTCAGATGATATTCAATTAGCAGGAAGATTCGCGTTTCATGAATACAAAAAAACCGGTAGAGGTTATTTGTTAGTATTAGATAGAGATAAATTACCAGAATTAAATCCTGCTGATGAAGGTAATTATTGGACTGAAAAAATACCTAAAGATGCAGTTCTAAAATTTATTAACTTGCAAGATCTGGCTAGATAGTATATAATTATATAATGCCTAGTGCCGCGAAGCAAAAAGGTAACAGCTGGGAGCGAGATGTTGCTAAAGATCTAAGTGAAACGTTTAATGAAAATTTTATTAGAGTTCCAAATTCCGGAGCCTATACTGGAGGCGCTAACTTTCACCGACTTGATCGATTAACAGAAGATCAAAAGCGTATGATGGATGGGGATATTATGGTACCTCCATGCATGTCTTCCTTTAAGATTGAATGTAAGAGTTATAAAACATTCGATTATCATAAATGCTTCACAGACAATAAGACCTTAAACAAATGGATCCAGCAAGCTGAGAGCGAGGATAATTGGTTTTTGGTTATTAAGGTAACTCGTAAAGGTAGTTACATTTTATTTCCAACTAAATTATCGCACTATTTCCGATATAAAAATTACTTGCGTTATACTAGTAGTTATATTATAACTAGTTATACAGATTTTTGGAAAAACAATGCAGATGCAATTAGAAGACTTAACAAAACATCCGCACCTGAGCTATAGGCTCCCGGGATCGTTTTTTAAAGTTGTTAATTTTACTCCTATATTACAATTTACACATAATGAAGTGGTTGTAAAAACATCTGAGTTTGATTCAGAGCTAAAGCATAATAACGCCCAGCATAAAAAATATATATTTCATTATTTTATATATAATACATGTGAGATATTAAAAAAATATAATAATAAATATAAACCGGTTATATTTTTTGATAGTACTAATGAATTAAATTTATCTTATAGTTCGTTTTTAGATGTTTTTGTTAAGAAATTCCCAGTAATTGTATTACAGGAAGATTGTACTTTTGGTAATTTTAAGAAAAAACTTAAATGTGATGGTTATCGAGAAGAACTTCATGTTGTATTAATGCGGAAACTTAAAAAGAATCAGTCAAAATCATTTTACTTTAACAAATTACAATATTTTTGTAAGAAGTACGATCTTACGTTTTTAGACAAAACATACTTCGAAGACATAAGAAATAAACTTTCTCTCCTATAAATAATTACAATGAGCAAGTTTACTTCAATTGTTGATGAAGCTTTAACGAAACAACAGCAAGCACAAGCTGGAACTCAAGCTGCCATAGCAGCTGCGCAAGCAGCTGAAATTGCTGGTAAAAAAGATCCGACAAAAAAGCCTACACCTATACAGAAAAAGCTTTTACAGGGATTAAAAAAGGCTGGTAAATATGTTGACGGGCAGTTACGAAAAGTTGCTATGCAGAGTAATAAGCCTAAAGGTAAGGTGCTCGAAGATGA